AATAACACAATTCGGTTTAAGAAAGTAAAAAATTTTTCTACTATAGAGTGAAAATTATTATTTTTCTACTAAATAAAAAATATAAGAATTTTAGGAGAAAATATGTCATATAAACACCATGATTTACCAAAAAGATCAGATCCTAATTATGATAGGCTTTATAGAGAAAAACTTAAAGAAAGCGGAGAATATAAAAAGTATTATAAAAAATATAGAGAAAAGAAAAAAGAAGAAGATCCTGAATATTGGTCAAAAAGATACGATAAAGAAAAAGCCCGAAAATACAGAGAAGAAAATAAAGCCATACTTATGGAAAAACATTGGCTATCCAAAGGCATAGTAGATATGACTTACAACAAGTATTTACATGAACTTGAAATCCAACAAAGAAGATGTAAAATTTGTGATAAAGAAATGCAACTACCTCATGTAGATCATGACCATAATACAGGAAAATATAGAGGATTATTATGCGTTGCTTGCAATAATGGTTTAGGGATATATGAGAAAATGAAAAGTAAATTTGAAAAATATTTACAGGAATAAAATTATGGAATTAGACGATAGATATATTACAACCGAATGTGAAGAATTTGATTTTAAAGATCCTCCATTCGACCCAGTTGAATATGCACAGAACTTGGTTAAGTGTATGTATGAAAACAATGGGTTGGGTCTAGCAGCTAATCAGGTAGGAACGCCATATCGAATCTTCGCTATGAGAGCAGCGCCAGAAAACTTTGTTTGTTTCAATCCAAAGATTGTGCAGCAAAGCGAACAGACTGTTACGCTCGAAGAAGGATGCTTGACTTATCCCGGATTAATAGTTAAAATAAAGCGTCCTGAATTTATTCGAGTAAGATTTCAGACTCCAAACGGAGACACTCTAACAAAACAATTCATAGGTATGTCAGCGAGAGTGTTTCAACATGAAATCGATCATTTAGATGGTATTCGCTTTTATGATAAAGCAAATAAGTTTCATCGAGATCAAGCCTTAAGGAAGTGGAAAAATAATGGATAATTTGGTTAAACTGTCAGGAATAGGAGAAAGATACTTTCATTTTTATATCCTTGCAGAAAAAATGCGTAAAATCGAAGATATTATTTTATTTGCTATTATTTGTTTTTTAGTTTATATTTGGGTTAAGTTGTTTCTATACTGGGATAAGTAATGAATATTTTTTATATTTCTGAGAACCCTGTTACTGCAGCCGAGTGGATGGTAGATCGTCATGTTGTTAAGATGATCCTCGAGTCTGCTCAGCTGCTTTCGACAGCGCATCGTTTGCTCGATGGTCGAGAGATTCAACTCGAAGTTCAAGTCGAGCAGGAAGATGGAACAACTAAAACCCGCAAAAAGAAATGGTGGTTGCTAAATGATGCACGTGAAGATGTTATATACTCAGCTACACATATCAATCACCCATCTGCTGTATGGGCTCGCACGAGCGTCGAGAATTATAATTGGCTGGTAGATCATTTCTTTGCTCTTATGCAGGAATATACTTATCGTTATGATAAGACGCATAAGTGTTATGGTGAGATCTCAGCTACATTAGCTTCTCCGCCTAAGAATTTGCAAGAGTATGACATGACTACTATGCCTTCTTGCATGGCGCCAGAATACATTATTGGATCTAATCCAGTAGAAAATTATCGTAATTATTATAAGATGGGTAAGACTCATCTTCATAGTTGGAAAAACCGCAATCCTCCGGAGTGGATATATGAGTAATATGTTTCAAGATGTAAAGAATTTTCAAACAGCTGTTGGTCAGAATATTGGTCAGGCTGCAGTGTTTCCTGATATGGCCGAGCGAAATCTTCGTATGAAGTTATTGAGCGAAGAATTTAATGAATATATGGAAGGCGAACAGAAGGACGATCTAGAGAATGTCGCCAAAGAGCTTGCTGATATTATTTACATTGTCTGTGGGACTGCTGCATCTTACGGGATTCCCTTGGACGTTGTCTTCGACGAAGTCCACAAATCTAACATGGCAAAACTAGGACCAGATGGTAAGCCAAAGCGCAGAGAAGATGGAAAGATTTTAAAGCCAGATGGGTGGACTCCACCAGACATCAAAAAGATTTTGTGGCCTTAAAAGTTTGCATATATACTACATGATGAAAGAAATTGTGGAGGCAAATTATGGTTAGACGTATTGTAGCAAGAGAAAAACATGATTGTGAACACCTTCTTGGTCAATTTGTTGATGAATCAAATTATGACATTTTGATCGAAGAAGACACAGATTGTTATATGCCGCCGCTTTGCGATCCTCTTACTAAGGCGGATTGCGGCGCAAAAGATTGCGAAAATTGCGATAAAGGTAATGATGAATTACGTATTGCATTCAAATTCCGTAAGAATTACTTTAGTCAAGAAGAACAAGATAGTGCTTATCTTGGTTTGAGAGAAGCTGCAACTGAATCACAGAATCGTGGTCTTGCAGCTGGCCCTCGTGGTGAAATGCTTGCCACGGAAGGTCGTGGTGGTCGTGATTGGGTTACACCATATCAACAGGAAGTACTTGACTTCTTAATGGACGATGGCGCTACTCTTTTTGACGATACTTCAATTGAAAGTATTCGTGCGAAATATAATGATCCAAGATATAAGCCAGTTGACGAAGTTCGTGGGACTGTTTGGTTGCGTTCAGAAGTAACTAAGGTTTATCCAGAATATCATGGTTGGTTTGATAAGTGGGTAGATGGTCTTAATAACAAACCCAAGGAGATGGTTCGTGAAGAAGCAAGAATGGTCGCAGAAAAGTGGGCATCGACCACTAACTATGCAGCAACAGTATGGTCAGGTGTGGCTGGCTGGTACGATCGTTACCCTCGGATTCCTTATGGGCGTGCAACTTCATATACTGAAAAGTACCCAGAACTATTTAAGTTGGCATACCCATTCCTCCAATCTCTGAATAGAGGTTTTAAGGAATTACTACCATGGCGTTGGAATAATCAGAAAGCGGCAGCAGACAAACTTGATCCACGTTTTCTTGTTCCTGAAACAGTGTTTACTACAATCACTGTTAATAAAACATTCCGTACTGCATGTCATCGAGACGCAGGAGACTTGGACGCTGGCCTAAGTAATCTACTTGTGCTTGGCACAGGAGAGTACACAGGAGGATACCTTGTTTTTCCGGAGTATAGAATTGCTGTTAATGTGCGTCCTGGTGACCTTTTGCTTGTCAATAACCATGAAGTTATCCATGGAAATACCCCTATTGTTCTTAACAATCCTGATAGCGCTACTTCTGAGCGTATTTCTGTAGTTTGTTACTTCCGTGAGAAGATGCTTGAATTACAATCATATGATTATGAAATGCTACGTAAGCAATATGTAGAAGAACGTCGTATGAATAAGGCGCATCCTTTGCAGCGTCCATTGTGGAATGGTGTTTCCCCAGGTATGTGGGAAGATAAGGAATGGTATGATTATCTTCATGTTCATGGGTTGAAAGATCCTTATGGTAAGGCAGAAGAAGCGAGTCTAGAGGCATTTTTCTAATGTGTGGAGTGTTAGGCATAGCTATCAAAAATCCCGGCGAAAAAGAATTTGAACTGGTTCGTCGGCTTTTTGTTGAATCAATGATTCGTGGCAAACATGCCACAGGTGTATCATATGTTAAAGATGGTAAGGTTCATACAATCAAAGAACCAGTTGATGCTTACACATTTATTAATAGTAAAGATATTTCTAGTTGGGCAAACGAAGATGGCAATTTATATTGCATTGGTCATGTTCGATACTCAACTAGCGATCTTGCATACAATCAACCAATGGCAACCGAAGAACTTTCTATTGTTCATAACGGTGTTATCTCTCAAGAGAACCCAGAACAGTGGAAAGGAACTTTTGGATATGATGTAATCACAAAGAACGATAGCGAATTAATTTTACGTTGTTTAGAAGCTGGCGAAGTCCCTTTGCATAAATTTCATCCTTCTAGTATGTCAGTTTGCACTCTAGATAAAGATAAAGTAATTACTGCTTTTCGTAACGAAGCCAGACCATTGCATTATTCATACGCTTCAAATGGTATTATCTTTGCATCAACTGCTGATATTCTAAAGAGGAGTGGTTTGAGTTTCCAAGTTACTGCTCCTATGTTCGAAGTTTTTATAGTTGAAAATTTCAAAGTAATAAGCTATAATAAGTATGAATTTCCAACGATTGAGGATTTGCAATGACATATGACCCAAAGAGTTTTACTTGGGGGTTTGAGATGGAAGTGGGAGATGTGGATCGCCGCCTTCCACTTCCAGAACATTTAGGTAAATGGGAGTTTTCAGAAACAGATGTTGTTAATTTAAATCCACCTTATCGTGGTATTGCTTGTGACCCACTTGGTATTGAACCACCATTCGGAGGAGAAATAAATGTTAGACCAACGAAAACTTGGCCAGAACAGGTTGATCGTATTTTTGAAATCCTTGATTTTTATAAGCGAAATAATTGTTCTCCTACTAGCAACTGTATCTCTCATAATCACATTCATGTTTTCGTTCCCGGTCTTCGAGAAGATATTGCAGGGTTAAAAAGACTTGTAGCATATATCCGTGATAATCAACATGTTGTAGTTGATCGTATTCATGCGTTTAGATTGCATCCGGATATGGCCTCCACAAAAACAGCAAAGACTTATCTAAAGTTAGATTGTGGTCGATTAATGCCAGATTATATGTCTGCTAACATTATTAATTTAGCAACAGATTTTGAACACTTTATCAAGCTACATGCTGCTGGTAAAGATGGCGTATCAATGGGTCGCCCATTCCGTTATGCTATTAATACATATTGTATGAAGCACACAGGAACTATTGAGTTCCGTTGTTTCCGTAATTCTTTTGATCGTAGAGAGTTAGAAGATTCTTTTAGATTTGTTGAAGCGTTTATAGATGCTGCGCTTAATAATGGCCCAGATGTTCTGCAAATTCTTCTTGAGGGCGATTATAAATTTCCTGAACTAAAATATGATCACGAGATTTATACGTCATGGGAGAAAACAAAATATGGAAAAGAGCGAGGAAAGAAAGCTCGAGAGTTTATCGCAGTTTAAAAAGGTTACAAGAGAACAATTTGTAGCAAGCATTAGCGATCGTAAAGAAGATAAGTTTGCCAAGACATTTGTTGCTAAATGCGACATGTTGAATAAGTGGGACGAAGTTGTTGGGCTCTGGGAAGGCGATGACCTTGCCGGAGCCATTCTCACAACTATTTCAAAACGTAAACCTTATACGGCTAACCTTCAATTGCTTCACACTTTTTATGCGCACAGAAACAAAGGTGTTGCTAGAAAATTGTGCAATGAATCTTTGTATTATGCTTTCTATTCGAGTGCGGATTATTTTCGAGTTTCTTCGGAAATTCCTGCTATACCATTCTACAAAAAGCTAGGCATACAATTCGTAGGTAAACAAAAAAGTGGATGTCTATTGGCTATGTTTCGAGTAAACTCTTCGGAGTTTGAGAAAATTGATTACTCTCTGGATGATGTGATATATAAGGCTGCAACCAAAAAAGGAAAAGGAGGTTGCGTAGAACTCTTCCTCGAATATAAAGGGCTTGACATTTTCTCAGAGTAGTGGTAATATATGTTTATTGAGAATAGTTCTCAATCTAGTAATGAAGTACTATCCCGCACTAAGAGGAGTATTATCATGCAAAATTCAGTTCAGGTTTATGGTCAGCGTTGCAAGAAGAGTGGTAAGATTAACATTGGGTATAAATCCCCAAACGGTAAAGATTATTATAATTATATTACTTCGCTTAAGAACGAAGAATTTTGGAAAGACTATTCTAAGGGTCTAGTGGAAAAGACTCTTTTGTTCGAAGGCGCTGCTGATCAAGATAATGTGGCGCAAACTCTAGAATGGTTTGCTCTTGATTATGGTACTAAAGTTAACAAGGATATGTTTTACATTGAGCGTAATAACGCTCATTGCGTAGATCTTTCGTTGCTAACACCAAACATGAAAAAGATTGTCATAGATTATATTGAAGGTAGAGGAAACGGTATTGAAGGAAAGAAGACAACATCAACTGATGTTGAGTTGGTTGAACGTCTTTCACAGAATGTAAAGTATCTTACTGACCTTAAAGACTATGAGACTCTTTCTATCTTTGAGGTCGAACAGTTTGAACGTAATCAGGTAAGAACTGTTATTGTTGACCCTCATTCTGTTCGTGAGATTGTTACTCGAATGGAAGAGAATCCTTCCTTAGCAAGACAGGTGTTTAAGCCGATTGTTTGTGTCGTTAAGGATTGCGGCACGAAAATGATTGTCGATGGTAACACAAGGTTTGCTGCTGCCAAAAAGGCAAAGGGGTGGGATAGCGTTCCTGTTATTTTCATCCATGAATCAGAATTTGGTTCTAATGAATTGGAAAAGCAGAACAACTATGATTTGTTTGGTCTTTATGAAAACAGAGAATCTTTCGAGATCAAGAAGACAAACAGCAAAGAAGATTTGAAGCGTAATGTTATCAACTATCTTCTTAGCTTCAAGCTTGATTTTAATAAGAATGAAGACATAGAGAAGGCTCGCAAACTTATTTACGAGCGTTTTACTTCTGTTGCTGCAACAAAAAAGCAGCTATCTGGTGCTCTTCAGTCTATTTTGACAGACTTCAATAAAGATCAGGCAGAACTAAAATATCAGAAGAACTTGATCACATATGATGATGCTTATTTGACACGTTACACTGCAAATAAGTATGAAGTGAAGGGAATTGCTGCAATTTATACTCACGGCACCAAACTGAAATTTGGTGAAGCTATTGGATACGCTCTGCGACATATGCGATCAGAGAAGTTGAAGAAGGGTGCAATTGTAGTATACTATAAGAGCAAAGAAGAATACTCAGAATCTGTTGAAAAGGGCTGGGTGGAAAATCTCAAAGAAGTAATCAAATACTGCAATCTTCCATTGGAGCTAGATGTCTTACCCGTATTCGAAAAGTAAGCAAGACTTTATAAACTGGTATCGGTGGTCGCTTTCCATTAAGGATTGCGACCCCGCTATCTTTATGACCAATTACTTGTTCCGTAGGTTCGAGCATAACAGAGAACAAAAACTCTGGATTGCTTGGATCTACGGCACAACGTATTATTTTCCAACAACTTGGGTGATATGGAATGAGTTTCCAGACATGGAACTTGTTGGTCTTGATCGCCTGAAAGATTGGAACAATCATAATTATAAAAGACTACGTTATCAAACAGACACTAAGTGGAACAAGGGTCATTTGCCTGCACAGTTTGAATCTTACAAAAACTGGGTTGGTGATCGTTCTCAAATTGAAGCGTTTCGCCCGTTCCTTACTGGAACACCAAGAGAAAACTTTGATGCGCTATGGGACGAAGTTAAGACCAAGTTTCATAAGTTTGGTCGTTACTCAACTTGGTTTTATTTACAAACTCTTAAACAATGTTGTGGATTACCCATTGAACCAAGTAACCTAATGCTTGACGATTATTCAGGTTCACGTTCACATCGTAACGGTTTATGTCTTGCTCTTGGGTTAGATGAATGGTATGATCAAAAACTAAACGCAAAACAAATAAATTATCTTGACGGCCAAGCGTATTATATTCTAAAAGAAGTTCAGGAGGAATTTCCTGATACTGATTACTTTGATATGGAAACATGTCTCTGTTCTTTTAAAAAGTTATTCAGAGTTAAACATGGTCGTTACCTAAGTTATTATCTTGATCGTCAGGCAGAAGAAATTGCTCAATGCGAAAAGGATGGTTGGGATGGAATTGATTGGCAACCCATGTGGGATGCTCGTGTTGAGACCCTAAATAATAAACTATTGACTAATCAAATAAACAATAGTAAAATGGCTTTATATAGTGAGAATGGTATTCTAGATTGCACAGGTTTGTTTGTTGAACCTGAAGCTGTTGGTATTGAAAGGTTTACATAATGAAAGTGATTGCGATTGGTGGCGAACCAGGTGCTGGTAAGTCTACATTAATGAAAGAGATTATGAAGAAGTATCTGTTTCTAGAACAGTTTACTCAAGTCAAATTAGTTCCCTATCATCAGGCTGGTGGTCTTTATATTCTAGGTAAGTATGAAGAGGGTGAAACCTTTTCCGGTACAGACCGTATGTCTATGGCCGTTCAGCCAGAAGCAGTTAAATTCCTAGCAAGTTTAGATAAAGATGCGGTTGTTCTTTTCGAGGGCGACCGCCTTTTCACATCCTCCTTTCTTGAACATTGCGTAGAAAATTATGACACAGAGATCCTTTATTTGGAAACGGATAAAACTGTCCGTGAAGAAAGATATAAAGAACGTGGCAGTAACCAAAACGAAACGTGGCTTCAGGGCAGAGAAACTAAGATTGCAAATATTCTGTCAAACATGACGTTGATGTTTAACACTACTAAGATGAAAAACAATAATAAAGAAGATCAGCAAAAGATTATTGACTATATTATGGAGGTTATGACTTAATGACAAGATTAGATGGTGAAGGATGTGATATTCGAGAAACATGGGTTCCACTCACTAAGATTATTAATGATACAAGAATGAAAAATTCCACTGAACCTAAATATAAATACAAGGAAGACGAAATTATTCGTGACTTCCATGCCTATATTGATAAGACATATGGGCAGCATTATATGACTGAAGAGCAGAATATAGAATGTTTTGATGTGTGGCTCGCCCTCGGTGACTCAATGCCCACCTTCCGAAACACAGCTATCAAGTATCTTTGGCGCTATGGAAAAAAACATGGCAGCAATAAAGATGACTTGCTAAAAGTTCTTCATTATGTTATAATGATGTTGTATGCAGATCACTACAAGGATAAGAAATGAGAACTCTTGAAGAGTATGAAGAAGAAAAGAGAAATGTAAGAATGAATCATGGTACTGGTATTCAGTGTCCTGCGTGCGGCGATGAGTTGGTAGAATCACAGCCTAATATGATCTTGACTTCTCATCCTCCTCGAAAAGAAGTTCATTGTCAATCATGTAATTATAAAAATACTATTACAGCATAGAAAGGTATATTATGGAAATTAAGATTCCTATTGAAAAGTTGAGAGAGCGTGGTTTGTTTGTTGCTGCGCCTATGTATGGTGGACAATGCGCTGGTATGTTTGCTAAGTCTGCTTCAGATCTAGCATCTATTTGTACGCAGTATAATATTCCATTACAGTTTTATTATTTGTTTAATGAATCTCTAATTACTCGTGCACGTAATTATTGCTGTGATGAGTTCATGCGTTCTAACATGCAGCATCTAATGTTTATTGATTCTGACATTGGATTCAATCCTCAAGACGTTATTGCTCTTATGGCTCTTCAGGCCAATGAAGAAGAGAAGTATGACATTATTGGAGGTCCATATCCTAAGAAGTGTATCTCTTGGGAAAAGATTAAGCACGCTGTGGATAAGGGCGTTGCTGACGATGATCCAAATGTTCTTGAAAGATATGTTGGCGATTATGTGTTTAATCCAAAGGGTGGACAGCAATCTATTCCTGTCAATGAGCCAGTAGAGGTTCTTGAGATTGGAACAGGCTTTATGATGGTCTCGAAGAATGCCATGCAAAAGTTTTACGATCACTATAAAGACAAGTATAGTTATAAGCCTGATCACGTGCGCACAGAACATTTCGATGGCACTCGCGAGATCCTTATGTATTTCCAGGCAGAAATCGATCCAGTTTCTAAGCGTTATCTTTCAGAAGATTATTGGTTCTGTCAGAAGGCGCAGGACATTGGTCTACGCACATGGTTCTGTCCATGGATGAAGTTGCAGCACGTCGGAACTTATATCTTTGGTGGTTCGCTTGCTGATCTTGCTTCAATTGGTGTTTCTGCAACAGCAGACCCAGGAGCAATCAAATCAAAGAAAATGATGAAGTCAAAAAATAAGTGATAGGAGAAATATATTATGAAGATTGATACAGATACAGTTAATGTTTTGAAGAACTTTGCGAAGATCAATCCATCCATTGTTGTTCAGGAAGGCAATGTTCTTAAGACCATTTCGCCAACCAAGACAATCATGGCAAAGGCAAAGGTTAAGACCGACTTTGATAGACGATTTGCAATCTATAATCTCGATCGTTTCATTTCGATCGTTAGCACTTTCACTGATCCAGATTTTAAGTTTGGAGATAAGTCTGTTGACATTTCTGACAATAATCGTAAGACTCATTATGTGTATGCTGACGAAAGCACGGTAACAAAGGCTCCGGAAAGAGAAATCAATCTTCCTTCGGTTGATGTTACTTTTCGTTTGACTAATGATAATCTCAAGGATGTTGAGAAGGCAGCAGGCATTCTTGCTCTTCCTGAGATTGTTGTTATGGGTGATGGTAAGAACCTTTATCTACAGGCTGCTGATTCTAAGAATCCTTCTGGCGACATCTATTCTGTTCAGATTGGTGATACTGATAAGGCATTCAAGGCAATCTTTAAGGCTGAGAATATTAAGATCATTCCGGGCGATTATGATGTTAATATTTCATCAAAGGGTATCTCCCATTTTGTTCATGATGATGTAGAATATTATATTGCCGTGGAATCAAGTTCTACCTTTTGATAGTTTTTTCTCTTAGGCGATAGAAATTAGGATATTTTGGGTTGTCCAGTCTTTTGCGTATAGATATTCCAGGATATGCTTCTTGGGCTTTGCCTACTGAATCATATTCGATACCTTCGCAAATGACTGGACATTTATTTGCTTGAATCATTTTTTCTCTGGCAGCAACGAGATAGATTGCAGTATCTGTTCTTTTCTTTCCAAACATTGGATTTTTTTGACCTGATATATCTCTTTGTTTTATTGCAGTAATATAATTTGGGGATTGAGAAGTATCTCCTCCATCTCCTCCGGAGGTCATATTATATTCGGGCGATAATTCTGATATCCAAAACGATTCTCTTTCGTTCAAGTTTTCAGTTTTTTCTATTATTTCTATGTTGAAATTATCGAACCCATGTTTTCGCATAGATTTATAGAGGTAGGTGTTACCAGTTTTATGGTTGTAGAAATGGCGTTTAAATCTTTCTTTGGCGGTTTTTGTAGTTTTACCTACGTAAATTTTGCCATTGATAAGGTTGGTGATTTTATATATAATCATATGCTGGCGCTCCTAATTAGCGTTAGAGTAGGTAGGAGTGGGGACTCCGTGACCTACGCTTATTTATATAATGGAGAATTTTGACATGGATGAACATTTTATCTGGACTGAAAAATACAGACCTAAGACTATTGAAGAAACTATTCTTCCTTGTGATTTGAAGGCAACATTCCAACAGTTTGTTGATCAAAAGAATATCCCTAATTTAATCCTAGCAGGAACAGCAGGTGTCGGTAAGACGACCGTAGCACGTGCTATGCTAGAACAGCTTGGTTGTGATTATATCGTCATTAATGGATCTATGAATGGAAATATCGACACACTTCGTAACGAAATACTCAACTTTGCGTCATCCGTATCACTTTCCGGTGGCAGGAAATATGTCATCCTTGACGAAGCGGATTATCTTAATGCCAATTCTACTCAACCCGCACTTCGCAATTTTATGGAAGAGTTCTCAAGAAACTGCGGGTTCATTCTTACGTGCAACTTCAAGAACCGTATCATTGAACCTTTGCATTCAAGATGCTCGGTAATTGATTTTAAAATTAGCAAGAAGGCTATGGCCAAGCTTGCTACGCAGTTCTTCAAGAGAGTTACATTTATTCTTGAATCAGAAAGCATTGAGTTTGATAAGGCTGTTGTTGCTGAAGTAATCAATAAGCACTTCCCAGATTGGCGGCGAGTCCTTAACGAGCTTCAGCGTTATTCAGCGACTGGTAAGATTGACTCTGGCATTCTAGCAAATATGACAGAGACTTCTATCAAGGATCTTGTTAAGTTGATGAAGGAACAGAATTATACTGAAATCCGTAAGTGGGTAAAAAATAATCTAGATACGGATGTTAATTATCTTTATAATCAGTTCTATGAAATTTCGTCTGATATTTGCACTAAGCAAACAGCACCAGTGTTGGTTCTACAGCTAGCAAAATATCAATACCAGAATGCTTTTGCTGCAAATCCTGAAATTAATTTTATGGCATTTCTAGTTCAAGTTATGATTGAATGTGAGTTTGTGTGATGGCTAAGTTTTTAGACGTTACGTTACAGGAAAGAAAAGAGCCTGAACAAGAAATTAAAATACAGAAACCAAGGTATGACTGGAGATTTGAAAACTCAATAACTTCTGGTAAAGAGGTTGACGTTGATTCAGAGTATAGCCAATGGAGAACTAATAGCGTTTTATCAAACTATAGAGAAACAATTCTTTATGCTAATGAAATGAATTGTCACTATGGTGTGACAGATCAAATGCATTATGATTATCTTTATAATTCTATAAGAAAAAGAAAGATGAGAGGCGTTAAAGAAACTGATAAAGAAAAGGCTGACCGTAAGAAGAAAGAAGAACTCCAAACCTTGGTTTCTAATTATTATAAATACAATATTGTGCGCACTAAAGAAGCATTAAAGATTCTTACGCCACAACAAATTGAACTTATAAAAAATAAAAATAATAAAGGTGGAGTCAAATGAATGAACTTTTAGATTCTTTAATTGAGGTGAAGATTGCTGAAGAAGAAGATTTTCTCAAGATCAAAGAAACCCTAACTCGTATAGGTGTTGCTTCACGTAAAGAGAAAAAACTTTATCAGTCCTGCCATATTTTTCATAAGCAGGGTAAGTATTATATTGTCCATTTTAAAGAAATGTTTACTATAGACGGTAAGCCTTCTAATTTTTCTGACGAAGATAAAGGTCGTCGTAATAAGATTATTCAGCTACTTCAAGAATGGGGTTTGTTGAAAGTTGTAGACCCAGAGCGTATTAACGAGCCATTAGCTTCAATGAGTCAGATTAAGATTATCAACCATAAAGAAAAGCATGAATGGACTTTAGAAACTAAATATAATATGGGTCGGAAGAAAAAGTAATTGAAGGAATTATATTATGTGGCCATTTAAAGTTGAGAAAAGAACTAATACACCCGCTGAAGAAAAGTTAGAACTTATTAAAAACATTCTATTTCCTCAACCTAAATTGATGGAAGACATGGACGAAGGCGGACAGTTTCATAAGTGGCAAGTTGACTATTCTGCAGATATGAATTTGAACGCAGCATTGATTGATCTTCAAGAAGGTCATAATGATAAAGCTGTTCATAATACTATTATCGATATTGAAGATCGGCTTATCAAAGTTCGAGATATTCTTGAAGAACATATGCAGATAAGTAAAGAAGCTGAATATATAGTTGTTGAGAACTTGAAGGAAGAGGTCGATGAATGACGATAAACTGTATATCAAGTATTCAGAAATATTGCCTATAGTTTTAGAGGCTGTTATTGACTCTAGATACAAGTATCTAAGACAATTAGACTATGAGAATCATAGATATGCTCGAGAAATACTTGAACAAGAGTATAAACCTTCAGTAGAGAAATTGAAACAAATCTTAGAAATTATCGCTTGACTTTTTTCTGAGTCAGGGGTATGATAGACAAAGTTAGGAGATAACTATGTCTATGCACATTCTTCCAGCCTATTATACGACGACTGTTAGCAAGCGTAAACAGAGCCGTAAGAATAAGGCTAAGTCCAAGCTAGTCTCGGACCACGATAGATGGTTGATATCAAAGGGTCTTCACCCGGATCAAATAAAATCTAAAAAAGACAAAAAATCGCTTGACTTATCGTTCAGAAAAGAGTATAATGAGTCTATGGTGGTTGATCGTTCTACTCGCCATTACGACGACAAGGCGCTAGTCGCCGGTGATTGTTCGAAGCGAGATATTATGACTAACCTTCACAAAGAGCCAGAGCACGTTCAGAAGGAAATCCTGAAGAAAGCGAGTCTGGTTATGCCGCTATATAACAAAGGCGGATTGCAATATGCTGGTCCCGATGTCGATTTGACGACAGTAGGAACCAAATCTAGAAGAGGATGATATGGCTACGGTTAAGCTAAGTGACTCATTTATGAATGTTTCGGATAGTGTTACTGTCAACCGTTACGAGAACGGTTGGATGGTAGAGGTTAGTGGTAACGATCAAGAAGATAGCTGGCAGAACAAAAAGTTTATCTTCGCTGATCTAAAAAATGTCTTTACTTTCCTCGAAGAATATAGTAAGATTAAGTTAACCTAAGAAAAGGAGTTACGGATATGGACATGATCGAAATTCAGCTTCAGGATCAGTCGGGTAACTGGCGTACGTATTCGTATACTCAGAATATTCCTCTCTTGTATCGAGATGGGATGCGTCAGCTGCAGTGGCAGTTTCCGGAAGCTCGGATCCGTGCAGTTGATTCTAACGGTCGAGTTGTCGACATCTTTTAATAATGGAGAAGTATATAATGGTTGCTAGCATTAGTAAGGTTGAGAAGGTTCTTGAGGCTCTAGTTGGTCGTGGCGAGCAGCTTACTGCTGCGCAGATTAAGACTCGCTACGGTGTTGCTAATCCGCACGACGCTGTTTATCAGATCCGTCAGATGGGTTATGCGATCTATCTAAACGAGCGCAAGAATTCAAAGGGCGAAACTGTCGCTAAGTATCGTGCAGGTACTCCTAGCCGCAAGCTAATTGCTGCAGGTTATCGAGCACTGGCCGCTGGTCTCTGACTAAATAGAGGGCGGCTACTTTAGCCGCCTTTTTTATGGGAGTGTGTGTCCGGAATTGGTTACGGCAAGGTCTGCAAAACCTAAAATATGTGGGTTCGAGTCCCATCACTCCCTCCAATTCTTAGATAGGTACAGGCTCGTGCGGGCGAGGATCCGTAAAAAAGCCCAAACCTTGTGTCGCAAATAGGTTCTGCTCTGGATTGCAACCATCAGAATGAGTGACATAGTAAACCTGTATCTTTCTAAGAATTGATGTCCCTTAGCTCAGTTGGTAGAGCACAGTCCTGATAAGACTGGGGTCGCTGGGTCGGAGCCAGCAGGGACAACCATGCTGTAGTAGCTCAGTTGGTAGAGCAACTGATTAGTAATCAGTAGGTCGGGAGTTCGAATCTCTCCTACAGCACCAGTTTATGGACCGATAGCTCAGTTGGTAGAGCAGGGGACTCTTAATCCCTTTGTCGTGGGTTCGATCCCCTCTCGGTCTACCATTCAGAAAGAAGTTGACTTTGACTTTCTTTCAGGGTATATTAAGTGTGTAAGTTACGGGGCGGTCTTCTAATTGGCCTAGGAAAACAGACTTTCAATCTGTGCAATGTGGGTTCGAGTCCCATCCGCCCTACCAATATAATGGATCCTTAGCTCAATAGGTAGAGCAAGAGACTTTTAATCTCAAGGTTCAGGGTTCGAGTCCCTGAGGATCCTCCAAGTTTCGGGTGCATACGTAGCCATATACCTATCGTTCTAAATGATAGGACCGGATATATGGTGCAAGTATATACGGCTAATTCACGGCGCTGTAACAAATGTGAGAGAAGAGACGAATGTGTGTCCTCGTCTGCCCGAAAGCTATAATGGCTCGTAAGTCGAATTGGTTAAGACGCTGGCCTGTCACGCCAGAGATAACGGGTTCGATCCCCGTACGGGTCGCCATTCGCCCTTTCCCAACCATACTTTCTGTATGCTGGGACTTGGTTTCTTTTTACTGTTTTGGTCTTACCGTCTTTGACGATCAAGATTTCACTGTAAGTAGGTTTGTTTTTGGGTTTCTTGGTTCTGGTCTTAGCAGTTGCAAGACCGCCTTTTCTTCCTCTCTTAGATCTTTCTTCTTTAGAGAGTTTGTTGAATTTTTGTCTATTTCTGTAGTCTTCTGACTGCCACAGCAGTTTCATAGTTTCTGAAATAGATTGTTTTCTTTTTTCTTCTGAATGTGAGTCTTTCTTGCACACTCTCGGAGAAGAAATGGCTTGGTTATAGAACCTAGGATTAGATACTGCTTTCACTCTCTGAAGAAACTTGGTTTCGTGTTTACGAGCATCTTCGTATGTATCGAACTTTCTTCTAACTTTAAATGAAAAGTTTTCAATACCATCCTCTTGTATGAGGCGATTGATAAGTTTAGAGGAAGAAAAGTAGTCCACTCCAATATCTTCGATGGACGATTTTCTTACTCCGTAATAAATATTACCAGTAGAAATGTGGGTAATAGTGTAAGTATATGCTTTCATTGTATCCTCAATCATCTGCTGCTTAGTATTTATAAGTTTACAAAGTTTGGGCGTGACGCTGGGTAGCGGGGAGGCTCTTATAAAGCCTTTAGCATCAGATGGGTGTTCTTCAGTGGGTTCGAGTCCCACCATGCCTACCAAATTGGAGAGTTGGCCGAGTTGGTCTAAGGCACTTCACTGCTAACGAAGCGTGGGCGAAAGTCTACCGAGAGTTCGAATCTCTCACTCTCCGCCAAAAAAGTTGTTGACTTGTCTGTTAAAATGCGGTAATATTACTAAATAGAATACGTTTCGGGCCAGTAGCTCAGTTGGGAGAGCATCTGATTTGCATTCAGAGGGTCGGGGGTTCGATTCCTCTCTGGTCCACCAAGTTTAAATAAAAATGGAGTGCGTATCTAGTCGGGGATACTAGTCTGGTCTTGAAAACCAGTAGAGCCGAAAGGCCAGGGGTTCGATTCCGCCACCACTCCGCCATTATCAGTGAAGTGTTACGGTAGCACGGCTGTCTCCAAAACAGCAGGCGAGGGTTCGACTCCTTCCACTGGTGCCATTTCGCTGATAGGTCGGCAAGATGTCGAGGCGCTCTCATAAGGCGTTTCAGGTTGGTTTGATTCCAACTATCAGCACCAAGAGTTTTGCGGGCGGGAGGTATAGTATCTCGCTGGTCTCATAAACCAGTAGAAGTTGGTGCAATTCCAACGCTTCGCATCCAATATATTCGGGGTGTAGCGCAGTCTGGTTAGCGTGGCTGGTTTGGAACCAGTAGGTCGCAGGTTCGAATCCTGCTACCCCGACCAATTAGGACAGAGTATGTTAAAGTTACTCGTTGTGTTATGGATATCAATAGGAATCTTAGCATTCCTTTTGAATTTAGGTGATAGATAATATGCGGGATTAGCTCAGTGGTAGAGCAACGCTTTTACACGGCGAAGGTCGGCAGTTCAACCCTGTCATCCCGTACCAATATGCCTCTGTAGTCCAACTGGAAGAGATGCCTGACTTAGAATCAGGAGGTTGTAAGTTCGAATCTTACCAGGGGCACCAATATAGGTCAGTGACGGAATAGGAAGACGTGGCGAGACGCTGTTGTCCATGAATCCGGATGAAAGACAACGAGTAGGTTCGAATCCTACCTGGCCTACCATATAATGCTTCTCTGGTGTAGCTGATGCGCACGCTCGTCTGAAGAACGAGAGGATCTAGTTTAATTCTAGGGGGAAGCACCATGAAACATGTAGGTGGTATTATAGGATCCACAAAACGAGTTGATTTTTATTGCGAAATACCAGTAAGAATAAAAAACAACAATCCTATTAACTGGAAACCTGGCATTTATCTTGTTAAAAGAACATGCTATCCAGTTTTGATTATTGTTCAAGAAAAGCCCTTGTAGCCCAATCGGCAGAGGCAGTTGACTCAAAATCAACAAAGTGTCAGTTCGAATCTGACCAAGGGCACCATGTCTCAGTAGCTCAACTGAATAGAGCATCGGTCTACGGAACCGAAGGTTGAGGGTTTGAATCCTTCCTGGGACTCCAAACATGCGTAGGCGGCAACGACGGTGGTGTTGCGACGGACTGTAAATCCGTTCCCTTTGCGGTAACATTGGTGGTTCGAATCCATCCCTACGCACCAAAATTGTTCGGGGTTAGTTTAATGGTAGAACCGCAGACTTTGAATCTGCATGTCGGGGTTCGAGTCCCTGACCCCGATCCATATGCTGGCATAGTGTAAAGGTAGCACACGAGATTGTGGATCTTGTAGACTAGGATCGATACCTGGTGCCAGTACCAAAAGAAAGAATATATTATGTTTTCATTCTTCAAAAGAAGTCCAGAGATAACAATAGATTGTTTCACAGCGCATCGTATGATTTTTGAGGTAACTCCTATTGTTCATGCTTATAAAGCGACACCAGAATGGTGGGACAATCTTAGGAAGCCAGAGGGAAATCCCTATAGGATTGTAAACAACAGAGCATTTAATAATGCAAATATGAAGACATGTTCTGGTTTCCTTGAACTTTATAAACGAGGAATTGTTCTAGAAAACTGGTCTGATAGAATTATTAAAATTGCTAACAACAGAATGGATACTTGGGCTTCGTTTGACACTGGTTGTGATATTCATGATAAGCAATTATATGGTGAAGGGTTTAAAAATTATTTTCATTTGAAATTAACTAGCCCATGGTTTTTTAAAGAAAAGACAGGTGTTAAGTTTGTTTTTCTTGGCGCTGAATGGAATTTAGAAGATTTCTATTTTAGAGTTCTTCCTGGAGTCGTTGATTATAAGTTAAACTCTTCGACTCACATAAATATGATGATTCCGAATTACACATCAGAATTTATCATTCCGATTGGTCTTCCTTTGGCTATTATGGTGCCTTTGTCAGAAAAGAAGGTAAAGATTAGACAACATTTGGTTTCGGAATACGAGTGGAAGAAAATGTCTTTCCATTCTCAAACAAGTTTTTATGGGTGGAGAAAATTCGTCCAGCTTGATAAGAGAAATCAAAAAAGAGAATCGAAATGTCCCTTCAGTTAATTCTCTCTCAGTCAAAAAAGAATTTGACTTTCTGACTAAATAAGGTATACTAAGAATATAAGAATTATTCCCGTGTAACTCAGTTGGTAGAGTAGGTCGCTGTTAACGACTTTGTCGGAGGTTCGAGCCCTTCCTCGGGAGCCATTATAGGTTGGTCGCTAAATAGACTCGTGCGGACCCACGGTCAGTTCGCTTTATGGAGAAAAGCTATGAAGAAGATTGTTGCTGCTTTAGTTATCCTCGGTAGCGTTATTACGACTCCGGCTAATGCTTGGTATCGTGGTGGATACTACGGTGGATATGGTTACGGTGGTTATGGCGCAGCTTATGGTGCCATGGCTGGTGCTGCTATTCTCGGAGGAGTAATCGGCGGCGCAATTGCTTCGCAGGGTTATGGATATAATCCTTATCCATATTACTATGGTCCTCGTTATCCATACGCTAATTCGCCATATTACTATTATCCTGGGAATGGTTATTACTACGGGTGGTAACAATGAGAAAGTTTCTAGTTGCTCTAGGGATTGTATTGGCTGTTCCTGCTTATGCGCAGGATAATATTAGTGTATGTAATAACTGTAAGATTACATACCAGCAGCCAGTAAAGAAAGTTGTAAAGACTGTTCAGGTTCCTGTTGCAGTTGAGTATGTTCCTGCTGGTCCTGGTCCTATTAGCTCTACAGTTATGGTTCCAGTAGTAGTTCCTGTTCAACCTGCACCGTTGGTTCCTGTTTATAATTCAGTACCAACACCAGAAGCTTCTAACATCTATTCGCCTCCGGGATATCCAACTAATGTTCCTGTGGCAACTTCTGGAAACTGTGCAATGTATGTTGATCCTTATGATTTGTTTGGCCAGCTATTCGGTGGAGCAGATCTGGTTCAGAGTTGTATGGTTCCTGCTTACTAATGCTGGCATAGCTCAGACGGTAGAGCAACTCACTTGTAATGAGAAGGTCGTGGGTTCGACTCCTGCTGCCAGCACCATTCGGGATTAGTTTAATTGGTAAAACTTCGGATTCTGACTCCGACATTCGTGGTTCGAGTCCATGATCCCGAGCCAAAAAGGATGTATTATGACTGAAGAACAACATAAAATTTCGGCAATTATCAAGATCGTTTGTTTCTTTTTATTGATGATTGTCGCTGGTTTTGTATTACAAGACCTATATACATTTGGTTAATGCGGGTGTAACTCAGGGGTAGAGTCACAGTCTTCCAAACTGTTGGTCGCCAGTTCGAATCTGGTCGCCCGCTCCAAAATCCGACGGAAAGAGATGGATACTTTCCGTTCACTGTATAAGGTAGGCATATCGCTTTATACAGACATAGGTAGAGGCAACCTGGAACGTCCTCTGATATGCCGTCTTATCCACTAAACCTGTCTCAACGAAATAGTGACTGGGAGAAGGTAGTAACTCCCGAGGATTATATTATGACTCGCGACAAGAAATATATGGACTTTGTCCGTAGACTCGCCACTTCCAACAACATGAAAATGAAACTCGCTGCTTGTCTCGTTATCCGTAACGAGATTATTTCAGTTGGACTAAACTCCGACAAATCTCACCCTCTGCAGAAAAGATTCGCAAAGAATAACGATGCGATCTTTAAACATGCAGAGGTAGATTGCATTATCAAAGCATTGAAGATTGTCGACGAAGAAGATCTTAAGAATGCCACTCTATATGTCTATCGTGTAAAGCGCAAGCACAAAGGAGACATGAACTGGGTAAGTGGTAGGGCGGAACCTTGTCCGGGATGTCAGAAAGCCATCGAACATTTCGGCATCAAGAAAACTGTATTCTCTCTAGATGAAGAGGACTCTTACGGAACCTTGTGGTGCTAACGCCTAAATAGGTGTATGGGAAATGTAAGAACTAGAATCACAAGGAAGGTTGGGCCTGTTAGAACTACTACCTCATGGGGTGGTAAAAGAGGCGTAACTACTTCTACATCTTTTGGTCTTAAAGGTAATATGAGAACTACCTATTCGACCAATCAAAAAACTGGAAGATCCAGAACGACCCAATCTATGAAGGTTGGGCCGAATTCATGGTATGTAACGAGTAAAACTACAGGTGGGTTTAGTAGAAAAAGAGGAAGAAAGGCTAAAGGTAGCCTCTCCGATTTATTCTGGACTTTAGTTATACTAGGAATTATTATTCTGGTTGTTTTATGAAGACTTTTGTTGTATAAATAAGTGTAGGTCACGGGAAGGCAATCCCTACCTACTCTAAACCTTACACGGAGGTCCAGCATGGATATTTATGACCCTATAGGGAAGGCACTAGGTCTTCCGCCATTAGAATATGAAATACCTCCATTAGAACCTTGGCAAACTATTCAAATATCTTCTGGATGGAATAGCGGTATTCCTCACACAGAAGAAACCAAGAAACTAATTTCTGAATCAAATAAAGGCAAAATAAAAACAAAACAACACAGAAAAAATATTTCTGATGGAATAAAAAATGGCAAACAAAAAAGTTTCGAAAACATAATTGCCGCAAATAAAAAAAGAAAAGGCGTTCCTAGAAAAGAAGCAGTTAAAGAAAAGATATCTAAAACTCTTTCAGGAAGAAAGAGACCTAAAGAAGTTGGAGAAAAAGTTTCTATAGCTTTAAAAGGAAGACCTTGTACGGAAGAACGTAAAGCTAAGATAAAAGAAACTTGTAGATTAAAAAGAGAACAAAAATTAAGTTCTGAAAATTCTTAGAACTTCTTCTACATAATCCTTTGTATCTTTAACAAAAAGCTGTGGGCTTTCATGGTCTACTGCTATCATCACAACTATTTGAGGAATTGTTATTTTATACATCCAAGAAAACATCATAGCGTAACAAGCTGTCTGTAAAAAATAACTGGTGATCCACTCTTCTTTTTTAAGTTTACGGCTTGTTTTAAAATCAACTATAGAAGGGACGCCATCAAACTCTGCGATCAAGTCGCATCTACCTGCTGTTTTTAAAACAGTAGAATAGAGAGGGAGTTCGATACCTAGGATATTATCTACGTATTTGTCTAAGAGCGTTTGAATACCTTTAAAAGCATCAATTCCAGAAGGCATAGCACCCCGAAGATGGTCCTCTTCATTGAGGACATAACGCTCGGCGATTGAGTGTACGGCGGTTCCACGACGAGCAGCCTGTGTAGAAATCTTCTGAGCCTCTTCTTCTCCGACACGTTTCTTCCACTCCATTAATGCTGTTTTGTCTAGTGCTCCATCTAATACGGTTGTTACCGAGCGAAATTTCTCTCCACTCGGTAACACATAATATCTTTTGCCATCAATGTTCTTCGTATCTATTTCCACTTCTGGAACTAGATTGTGTTTAAATAATTTACGTGACAATTCTCATTTTATCCTTCAGTATTATATATTCTTTAACAAGAGCAGATCTTACGATATCCTCTGCATTAAATTCAATCAAATCAAAAGATCTCATGTTCTTTACGACACGCATGAAATCAGTCAACCCGTTCTTCTCGTGCTCTCTTGTGAAGTCAGACTGTCTAAAGTCTCCACAGAATACAACTTTACAATTATGACCAATACGAGTAATAACAGAATCTAGCTCGTGAAGAGTAGCATTCTGCATTTCATCAACAACAACGATACAATCGTTAAGCGTAATACCTCTAATAAAAGAGGTAGAGATAAACTCAATAACATTTCTTCTTTTTAGGTATTCATACGCATCACCACGACCAAATAATTCTGTGCAAATGGCGTAGTAAGGCGCTTCATATACTTTAGTCTTTTCTCTGTCGCTACCAGGAAGGAATCCCATATCTCTGGTAGGAACAACCGATCTTACAATAACAACTTTCTTGTAAATACATTCAGGATCGCTGAGGATCTGTTTTAAAGAAAGATATAATGCCATAAAAGATTTGCCTGTTCCGGCAATACCATGGAGCATTAAATTTTTATCATCATCAAATGAATCAAATGCTAACTTCTGATTCTGTGTAAGAGGATGAAAATGTTTTAGATTAAAATTTAATTTCTCTTGATAATTTTCTTTCGGTTGTTTTCCTTGTTGGCGAAGAAGTCTTTTTTCTTTACGAGTTAATCGACGTGTTGTTGTTTCTTCTTCCATTTTACCCCTTAGAATGTGTTGATGGTACTCCTGGTTATACCTTTTTGGTTTCTCTTCTTAATATCTTTGAGCAGATCACGGAAACCATCTTCAGGTTTACCCATGCCTCTACCAGAAGCGATCATAGGAGCGCCATTTACGAGTTGAGTGATATGCGGATTTTCTTGCAAGTATGCATCAAGTTCCGATATCGACATGAAGTTTTCATACTCTTCGCCAGTATCATTATTTAAAAACTTATATGTTGGCATTAGCAAATCGCCGTTGTTTGCGTGTTAGCCTTAGTTTCGCATGTAATTGTCCATGGTGGACTAGAAGGCATAGGAAAAACTTCAGGATATACGCCACCTGGATAGGTTGGAGTAACTTTATTAAAGACTGTTGATAAGTGGTCTTGGATGATCTTCCACTGTAACTCGCCAGGAGGTTTTCCTGATGTGTTAAGTTCGTTAAATCCTTGTAGCCAATAACAAAATTGCAAAGGGTCCATTTTATTTTCCTGTAGAATCTAAGAATGGGCGCTTGACTGAAGTAGCATCCTTATACTTAGTCTTCATTGGAGTATTCTTGCCCATGGTTCCTGTGACCATGGGCGCACCGTTAATAAGAAGTTCGACATGCGGATGTTCTACAATCTTCTGTTCCATCTCAGAAATAGACATAAGCTCTTCCCACTCTTCACCAGTCTGATTATTACGTAGCTTGTAAATAGGCATCAATCATCTTCCCATGCATGACCACGAGTTGTGCCTGAACAGATATCTCCGATGTCAAAGTCTTCATCGTCTTCAACCAAAGCAGAGATATCCTTAGTGCGAAGAGCACGTTCTACACGCTTCTCTTTGCGCTTGTTTACACGATCACGTGGATCGTCATGATACTCTTCGTGATCTGAATAATCGTTCTTCTTGAACTTCTTTAACGCTGACTTGCTCATTCTGCGATTAACCCTGGTAGTGCTTCTTTTACGTGTTGAATGGTAATGCCAGGAAATGGCATCTTCTTATCCTTCATAGCTAGGACAAGCTTTGCATCGTCGGGATCTAGTCTCTCAAGAAACTCAACAAACATCATTTCACGCTTTGATTGATTGAGAGTTGGATGGAAACCTTCGACGAAATATCTAATCTTATCAGCTTCTCTGTGGAATACATGCTGCTGATCTACAATATCATTTGGCTTATATGGCGGTACTCCTTCTGGGAGAAGGAACTTGACATTAGGGTCAAAGACTGCTTGTAGCACAATACGTAGAGCCATAGTGTCATTAGCTTTTATATTATCAACCTTTTCTTGCGTCTTTTTTAATTTAGAAACCTTGTGTAAAAATTCATACATTCCAAGGACAGCCATTATTATCTCCTAAAATTCACTCAAATGTTCAGTAAGGTTTTTGAGTTTGTTTGCTATAAAGTAATTTAGTAGTTTGCTACGATCACGATTTGCCTGAGCTTCATATTGCTCCATAACTTTCTCACGAATAGAGTCAGGAGTAAAGCTAAGATCAATCAATCGTGCGTTACGAGAATAGTTACGGGCAGTGATTGTATCCATTTCTTCTAGATCAGTGCCCATAATCTTTTCCATCTTCTTCGCTGTTAGCGGTCTTTGCCGATCGCCGACAACAAAGCAATTATCAGGAGACAACACGTTAGGAATCCCATCCCCTGCATCCCCCTTAAGAATATGTTCATGTAGAAATCGTTCAGGATCATCGTGCGTTACCCATTTCTTACGAGTAGGATCGTATTGTTTTACGTTAGGGTAAACGTGCAACTGAATAAAATCTTTATCGCCAGACAGAATAAGAATTTTCTCACCAGTATTTAGTTCTGAGCCGAATTTAGAGACAAGTGTGGAAATAATATCATCAGCCTCTGCAGACTCAACATCAATAACTCGATAAGGAAAATACTCCTTGAGTTCTGCACGAATCTTATTAAGACATTCGAACAGAGCCTTCCAGTCGAGTTCTGACTTCTCGATATTCTTTTTACGATTGGCCTTGTAATAAGGAAAGATCTGCTTGCGCCAGTAGTTTGTATTATCGCAAGCAATAATCATTTCGCCATATTCATCAGAGAACTTCTGACGATAAGAACGAATAGAATTAAGAATCATATGGCGAACCATATTTTCTTCTAGTTGAGCATTAGTATGATTGCCAAGCTGCATCAACAGATTAGACAACATAACCTGATTCAAGTCAACAATAATCACAAATCACCTATTCAGTTTCTTCAGGTTCATCCAGAGGTTTTAGATCTAGTTCCAACTTATCAGCAATCTTAAATGCACCTTCTTCCTTGGGATGAGGAACGAAGATAGCTTCGGACACCTGCTGAAAAGGATGGTGCATATCATAGTGCTTTAGCATCAAAGAACGCAAAGCTTCCACTATGAGTGCGCCATCCTTAACATCGACATCTACATCATCTTCGATGAGACCGAAACCAGCAATGTCTAATTGATTGAAAATCATTGGAACCAGATTTTGGATAGTTTCTTGGATATGATAATGTCTCATCATTTCCATATTATGTTGGATATCCTCGAGAGTAATATCTTTGTTAGCGTTCTTACCCTTGGGGAAACTCACGACATTATTCGAATTATTAGACATATAATACCTTATATTTTATAAGAAGTCAATAGTATTTATACCTTGTAGACAAACATTTCTTTGGGAAATTTACGAGACTCTTCGTCGGGATATTCAGCTTTGAGATCGTTTAACATTACTTCCCATTTGTTCTTGATAAATTCTACATTGTTCTTGTTATCTACATAAACTTTATTAAAGGCGATCATGTTGTCTTGCTTTTTGTCACGAACGAGACGAATAGCTGCTTGTAGATTACCAGCGAATACACCAGCGTGTTTCTGAACATCTTCCATATTAACATTATACATTACATTTAAACCACCCGAAGTTTCTGGTAGAGCTCCGAGATTCGAATGAACACAAACCAATCCTGCAGACATAGCCTCTAGCATAGCAATACAAGAAGTCTCTGTCCAAATAGAAGGATAAGCAAAAATATGATACTTATTGAGTTCTTCTCTTAGTTGTTCGTTTGGAGTGAAACCATGATAAGTCATCTGAGGATGATTACGAATTGTTTCGTATAATTCTTCAAACTGTTTATCTGCTTCTTCCCATCCATAGATTTTAAAAGAAGAGTAAACGTGTAGATGAATATCTGGATTTGTTTCAGCCAAATGTTCGAACACTGGAACAAGAATAGCCAATCCACGCTGTGGTGTTGAGGTATATACCAAATGAATCTTACCATCATCTGGCTTTTCTAAACAAAAAGCAGGAGCAGGAGTAATACCATGATCTAGAACAATAGACTTATCATCCATTGGCAAACCATGAATCAAATTATAACGGCTATACTGCCAATTAGAAACGAAAACAAATTTATGAAACTTATTTCGCCATTCAGTGTCTCTGAAATTTTTAGATTCAGGGTCTTCGGGTAGATCATGACACCAAAGAATACGAATTTTGTTTTCGTCCAAATCACGTGTTCTAGAACAAATAATTTGAAAGTCTTCAAGCAAGCTTTCTGGAAGCATAGAAGCAAGCTTACGTTTAACTAATTCAGTTCCACCATTTGCCTTTATAGAAATTTCATTCTCTTCAAAACCACTCATTAATTTCCACCCACATTCTGTTGAATAATTGTTACTGCTTCAAGAAGGTTCTTAGCATAAAAGTCTGGTTTAATATGTAACCATTCTGAAGGAGCACTATAAATGTCACCAAGGTATATAGTCTTGACTCCGGCACGGTTGCCAGCAACAACGTCACGCCATGTATCACCAATCATCCAGCTACGTTCTTTAGTAACCATCCATTCTTTAATGATCTTATTTAACATACCAGGATTAGGTTTATACTCTTCAGTTCCACGTGTTCTTGCTGCCTGAATTGTATCTACATTCAAATCATTTTTGAGACATTGATGAATAACATTCATAGTATCTTCTGTTGTATATCCATCATCAACATCTGGTTGATTTGTTACAACATGCAAAGAAAACCCAAGAGCTCTTAATCCTTTAATTGCCTCTTCAACACCATCAATATAATTGAATTCTGCAAAATACCAAGGACAAACATGCTTTGGGTTTTCTCTTCCATGCACGAGCTCATTAATAGTTCCATCACGGTCAAGGAATACTGCTTTTACCATTTCTCACCCCAATAATAAATGGTGGCGATTAATCGCCACCTGTTATATATTACGCTTGTCTGTCAAGGAATACAGTTTCAATCTTCTTTGCTTCAAAGAAGACCTTAACGAGATTGACTACAGCTTTTTCATTAAATGGCTTGCAAGAAAAGACATCTAAGTAGACATCATTTGTCTCGTCAACAAAGTGAGCACAAATATTACTTGTCTCAATTAATTGAACTAGAGTATAACCAGCCTTATTACCTGTACCAAACTTTACAATCTGTGGTTCACCATAAGCAACCATGTCAATATCCTTGACTAACTGCTTAGTAAATTCATGGATTGTATTATAATCTGTAATAGTGTTGTGGTTACACTCACCTGCATTAATAATAAGATGATGTCCCCAATAGGTCTTTTCGCTCATGTATCTCTCCTATGAGTATTGATAAGGATCTAAAATTTCAACATACTCAATAGAGTCGATGCGAAAAGAACGCCATCCACCCTTCATCACATCCCATACAGCAAGAACATCTTGGTTCTTGTCATGGAAATCTTTTTCTTGTGTCTCTTCGTTTACATAATTGGGTGGTAGAAGTTGTGGCATAAGAGTGCAACGCATCTCACGCTTTTCACCATTTACCTTTGTGAAATGAACTGCCATTACATTCTTGCGCAGATCTTGAAGCAACACGTTGCGTTCATACATAGCCATAATTTATGCTCCGTGATAATTATCTTCCAACAGAATCTTACGAGAGTCTGATGTTTCCTCAGTAAGATGTCGCTTCAACTGCTCAAAGCCACCGATGTTAAATCCATCGAGGACAATTACAGGAAACGTCTTAGCTTCAGGAAACTTTGTTAGCAGAACTTCTCGTGTGAAGTCTTCGTCTAACTTATACTCAATGAAATCCTTTCCGTGCATACGAAGCATTTGTTTTGCTTGATCACAGAAAGAACAATTATTTTTTGAATAAATCTCAATAGCCATTAAAATAAATCTCCCAATATATATTTACTTCATCAGGGTTATATGGATTGTAACCCTGTAAGATCATATCTGTCTCAACCATAAATTCTAGATCGCTACTCATTTCCATTACATCCTCCACACTAGACATTATATTATAAACTGTATTTTAGGAAAAGAAAAGTTCTATTTTAAAGACAACTCTTTGTCTTTAAGCGATGTTTCGTATTTATTCATTTTGTCAATGTAACCACGATTACGTAGTTCCTTGAATACAAGATTCTCTCTACCGAACTCGCCATACTGTTGAAGAGAAGCTGTGCGCATATTCTTAAAACGAGCTTTCATATTTTCAAAAGCATCGACTCCCATTTTAGAATTGATCATGTGATCTATTGCATGCATGTAATGAGAGACTTTTTGTTTTAGAAGATGATCGTTCTTAAAATCATAATCAATCTTACGAGGCTTCTGTAGCCATTCATCTTTTGTCAGGCAGTAAATGCCTTGATTCTTTGGATACTTTAAAGTCTTATCCTGTGCGTATGGTTCAAGGGGATAACCATAAACATCTACGTTATGAGTAAGAGTCCATAAAGATTTCTTGTCTTGTAGATATTCTTCTACAAACTTAGGATCGGAAAATAGTTTAGAACGGTCAACCATAACATGAACGTCAATGTCTGATTTGCTAGTGTAGTTATAATTAGCATTACCACCTGTCATAATAACATGATCGATCATTGACTTTGGAATTTTGGCAAAATCTGCCCAAGTATAAGCAAACTTCAGAAGAGCCTTACGGACTTCTGGTTTTAGTTTATCTTCGGTTCTCCAAATCTTTGGATTTAACTCGTCATGATATTGAAGAGTTAATTTTAATTCAGACAGATATTCGCCAAAATTTAGCATGTTTCCTCCAGAATGTTATGTATTATTTATAATCTGGAGATTTGCATATCTTACTTACGCTTGACGTAAGAAGCTTTTGTATTTCCCTTTTCTAGGACTTCAAATCCATTATTGAATAGATGACTTTCTTCTACGACCTTATCATGATCATACATACCAATATCATCAAAGACAAATACTGCGCCGACTGGAGCTCTCTGAACAAAGAATTCGCACTCTACATTAAGAGAAGCATTGTCATGAGGACCATCAAAGAACACAAAGGCGTATTCTGTTTCTAGAGTCTTG